TGGTTTCGGAAGACATGCCCGACGTGGGGGCCAACACCTATCCCATCGCCTTCGGCGACTTCCGCGCGGCCTACACTATTGCGGAACGCCCGGACCTGCGGATCCTGCGTGACCCGTTCTCGGCCAAGCCGAACGTCCTCTTCTACGCCAACAAGCGCGTGGGCGGCGACATCACCGACTATGCGGCGATCAAGCTGCTGAAAGTCGCGGTTTCGTGACGACCTGGCCCGGTCCCTGCGGGGGCCGGGCCACATTCGCCCCAATGCAACGTCCCGGCCGCTGGCGGAGATCTGATCATGATGTTGACCGAAGAAACCCCGGTGCCGTCGCTGGCCTTGCCGGTGGACGAGATGAAAGACCATCTGCGGATGGGTTCGGGCTTTGCCGACGACGGGCTGCAGGACGGGCTGATCGAGACCTATCTTCGCGCGGCCATGGCAGCGATCGAGGGCCGGATCGGCAAGATGCTGTTCCAGCGCCGGTTCCTGTGGGTGCTGGAGTGCTGGCGCGAGGACGAGCAGGCGCTTCCGGTGTCACCGGTGTCGGGGATCGTGAGCCTGACGTTGGTCGATGCCGCGGGGGCCGAGGTCGTTGTGCCGGCCGGAGCCTACCGGCTGATCAAGGACTTGCACCGGCCGCGACTGGCGGGGAAGGGAGCCGCGCTGCCGACCATCCCGAGCGACGGGGCGGTCAAGGTCGTGTTCGACGCGGGCTTCGGACTGGCCTGGACGGACATCCCGGTCGATCTGCGCCAGGCGGTGCTGCTCTTGGCCGGGGAATACTACGAGCATCGGCATGACGATGGCGCGCAGGCGGCGGGGCTGCCTTTCGGCGTGGTGACGCTGATCGAGCGCTGGCGGACGGTGCGGATCCTGGGCGGGGGCAAGAAATGAACGCGCCCCACTTGAACCGGGCGCTGGTGCTGGAGGGCGTTGTACGAACCCCGGACGGTGCTGGCGGCTTTACCGAAGCCTGGACGGCGCTGGGCGTCCTATGGGCCGAAGTGCTGCCTGGGTCGGGCGGCGACACGCTGGGCGAGGAGCGGATGCTGTCGGCGGTGCCCTACCGGGTGACCGTTCGTGGCGCGCCTACCGGCTCTGGCTCACGCCCGAAGGCTGGGCAGCGGTTCCGCGAAGGGACGCGACTGTTCCTGATCCAGGCGGTGACCGAGCGTGACCAGTTCGGCCGCTATCTGACCTGCTTTGCGCGCGAGGAGATCCCGAAATGAGCTACGGAGCAGCTCCTGCACTGCAGCAGGCGGTCTTTCAACGGCTGACGGCCTGGCCCGCCCTGACCGGGATCGCGACCTATGACGCGGTGCCGCCGAATGCGACGGGGACCTTCGTGCTGATCGGCCCGGAGGAAGCGCGTGATCAGTCGGACAAGACTGGCGCGGGGGCCGAGCATCAGATGGTGATCAGCGTGATCACCGATGCCACGGGCTTTCTGTCGATCAAGACCATCGCGGCCGACATCTCGGACGCCTTGATCGGTGCCCCGCTGACCCTGAGCCGTGGTCAGCTGGTGAGCCTTTTCTTCGTCCGGGCCAGCGCGCGCAGGATCGAAGAGGGCGAGACACGGCGGATCGACCTGACCTTCCGGGCACGGATTCAACTCTGACGCCCCTGACACCATCTTACACGGAGAGCGAACATGGCTGTGCAAAGCGGCAAGGATCTGCTGATCAAGATCGACCAGACGGGGGACGGCCAGTTCGTCACCATCGCGGGTCTGCGGGCAACCCGGATCAGCTTCAACACGGAATCGGTGGATGTCACCAGCCTGGAAAGCCAGGGCGGCTGGCGCGAGCTTCTGGCTGGGGCAGGGGTGAAATCCGCCGCGATTTCGGGTTCGGGCGTGTTCCGGGACGAGAACACGGACGAACGCGCACGGCAGGTGTTCTTCAACGGCGAGATTCCGGATTTTCAGGTCGTGATCCCGAGCTTTGGCGTCATTGAGGGGCCGTTCCAGATCACCTCGATCGAATATTCGGGCAGCCACAATGACGAGGCGACCTACGATCTGTCGATGGCCTCGGCGGGTGCCCTGACTTTCACGGCGCTTTGATGGCCAACCCCTGGACCGGCGAAGTGGCGATCTGGCTGGATGGCCAGCGCCATGTGGCAAAGCTGACGCTGGGCGCCTTGGCCGAGCTGGAAGAGGCTTTGGAGACTGGATCGCTGCTGGATCTGGTGCAGCGGTTCGAAGAGCGGCGGTTCTCCACCCGCGACGTGCTGGCGCTGATCGTGGCGGGGCTGCGCGGTGGCGGCTGGCAAGGCACGGCAGGGGATCTGTTGCGGGTCGAGATCGGCGGCGGTCCGGTCGAGGCGGCACGGGCGGCGGCGGAACTTCTGGCGCGCGCCTTCTCGTTGCCGGGCGAGCCATGACAGGGTCGGCGGCCGGCATCGACTGGCGGGGTCTCATGCAGGCCGGCCTCCACGGGCTGGGCCTGGAGCCGGCGGTCTTCTGGCGGCTGACCCCGGTGGAGTTGCGGATCATGCTGGGGCGGGAAAGTCTGGTCCCGCCCCTGACACGCGCGCGGCTGGCGGAACTTGCCGCCGCGTTTCCCGATGTGAAGAAGGATCAGGGCGATGGCGGATATCGGAACGATGCAGGAGCAGCTTCAGGCGCTTGAGTCGCAGCTGGGGTCTTCGGTGTCGATGGTGGCGGCTTTCGATGGCGAGCTTTCGCGGATGCGGGACACGATGCTCTTCACCGGACGCGAGGTAAACACGCTGTCGAGCGGGATCAGCGGGGGCCTGAGGAAAGCGTTCGACGGCCTGGTTTTCGACGGAATGAAGCTGAACGACGCGCTGAAGACGGTGGCGAGCACGATCGTTGACTCGGTCTATTCGATCGCGATCAAGCCGGTTACTGGCGCGTTGGGCGGCTTTCTGGCTCAGGGTTTGTCGGGCGCGCTGGGCGGAGGCTTGCCCTTTGCCAACGGGGGAGCGTTCTCGCAAGGCAAGGTCATGCCCTTCGCGAAGGGCGGGATCGTCGGGTCGCCCACAACCTTTCCCATGCGAGGCGGTCGCGGGCTGATGGGCGAAGCGGGGCCTGAGGCGATCATGCCGCTTGCACGCGGACCGGATGGCCGTCTGGGCGTGCAGACAGCGGGCGGGCGCGCCGTGAACGTGGTGATGAACATCACCACGCCGGACGTCCAGGGCTTCCAGCGCAGCCAGTCGCAGGTTGCTGCCCAAGTGAGCCGCGCCCTGTCGCGCGGCCAGCGCAATCGGTGAGGATGAGACATGGCTTTTCACGAGATACGGTTCCCGGCAAACCTAAGCTTCGGTTCGGTCGGAGGCCCCGAGCGGCGGACGGAAATCGTCACGCTGGCGAACGGGTTCGAAGAGCGCAACACGCCTTGGGCGCATTCGCGGCGGCGCTATGATGCGGGTGTCGGCCTGCGCTCGCTGGACGATGTCGAGACGCTTATCGCGTTCTTCGAAGCGCGTACCGGCCAGTTGCATGGGTTCCGCTGGAAGGACTGGTCTGACTACAAGTCCTGCGCCCCGTCTGCCTCGCCTGCACCGGAGGACCAGCTGATCGGGACCGGGGACGGCGTGACGAGGGTCTTTCAGTTGCAGAAGACCTATCTGTCCGGGCTGCAGAGCTACACGCGCCCGATCCGGAAGCCGGTGGCTGGGACAGTTGTGGTTGCGGTTGCAGGTGACAAGAAGATCGAGACACTGGAGTTCACCGTCGACGTGGCAACCGGCGAGGTAAACTTCACCCTTGCCCCTGATCTTGGCACCCGGGTCACTGCAGGTTTCGAATTCGATGTGCCTGTGCGCTTTGATGCGGATGCGATCCAGACGTCCGTGGCGTCGTTCCAGGCAGGGGATGTCCCGACCGTTCCAATCGTGGAGATCCGGCTATGACACGGGATGCCTTGCTTGGACATCTTGAGACGGGGGCGACGTCGGTTTGCCGCGCCTGGACCATAACCCGGCGCGACGGGGTGGTCATGGGCTTTACCGATCATGATCGTGAACTGGTTGTGGACGGGGTGGCCTGTCGTGCTGACACCGGCATGACGGCGCGGGTCCTGCAACAGACGACCGGATTGTCGGTGGACAATACCGAGGCGTTCGGTGCGCTGAGCGATCTGTCGATCACTGAAGCCGACTTGATCGCGGGGCGGTTCGATGGCGCCGAGGTCCGTGCCTATCTGGTCAACTGGCAGTCGCCAGACGACTTCCTTGAGCAGTTTCGCGGCTCGATTGGCGAGGTGCTGCGCACGAGCGGGAGTTTCAAGGCAGACCTTCGGGGGTTGAGCGAACGGCTGAACCGGCCGCACGGGATGGCGTACACTCCGGGGTGTTCGGCGGTGCTTGGTGACAAGCGGTGTCGATTTGACTTGTCGCAGCCGGGCTTTGCGGTGGAGCGAGCGGTTCTTAGTGCGAAAGACAGCCGTGACCTCGTCTTCTCCGGGCTCGACGGGTATGACGACCGCTGGTTTGAAAGCGGTCGACTGGAAATCCTGTCCGGCGCGGCAGCAGGGCTTTCCGGAGTGGTGAAGAACGACCGCAAGAACGGAACACGCCGAACGATTGAGCTGTGGCAATCACTAGGGGCGGAGGTCGTTGCGGGCGACATGGTTCGCATCTTCGCAGGGTGCGACAAGTCCGAAGCGACGTGTC